AAACCCTTATGCAACTCACTGACTTCGGTGGACTTAGTGCCGCTAAAAAGAAAGTTTGGTCTGGTAAGCTATGGCTACAATTCCGTGACGAATCGTTTTGGATGAGCAATGGCTTTATTGGGACAAACATCAACACCCCTATTCAACGAATTACTGAACTCACAAAGACCACTCGTGGTCTGGAATGTGTTATGCAGCTCGTTAATGATCTCGAAGGAGATGGTGTTGCAGGTGACAACGACCTTAATGGCGAAGAAGAGCAAATGGTTAATGATGCGCAAGTCATTACTATTGATTGCTTGGCAAATGCTGTTAAATCAAAAGGTCAGATGTCAGAACAGGCAACGGTTATTCGTTTCCGTGAACAGGCAAAGGACAAGCTAGGCTTCTGGCTTCCCGACAAGATCGATGAAATGATGTTCTTGACTGCCGCAGGACGTGCGTTCACTTTGAACACCGATCTGTCAACACGGGCTGTATCTCAGTTACCATCTCTTGCTTTCGCAGCAGATGTAACAGCCGCTTCAACCAATCGTATCAAGTATGCGGGATCAGCTACATCAGAGGCAACTCTGACGGCATCTGATAAAATGTCATGGACCACTTGTGTTACAGCCAAGACATACGCTCGTAGACAAGGTATTCGCCCCATCCGTCAGGGTGGTAAAGAATACTACGCGATGGTCATGTCCACAGAGCAAAGACGCGATCTTGTGCTGGATTCTTCTTATCAAACTATTGTCAGCCGTGCTGCCGAAAAGGGATCGAAGAACCCACTGTTCAATAACGCCTTAGCTGTTATTGATGGCCTTATCCTGTACGAACACAGAAAAGTCATTAACACATCAGGTCTTGGTGCCTCTTCTAAATGGGGATCAGGCGGTACTGTTGAGGGAGCACAAGCTACCCTTCTTGGTGCAGGCGCTCTTGGTTTCACGACTTTGGGCGGCGGCGAATGGTTGGAGGGCGATCAAAACGATTATGGTCGTAAGCCAGCCGTTGGGTACCAGCAAATGATGGGTATGCTGAAACCGCAGTATAAGGAAACTGCAAGTTCGACTACATCTGAAGATTACGGAGTGATTGCTGTGAAAACAGCAGCAGCTCTATAATCTGAACCATTACCTGACTTAGGTAATTAAATAAAACACGGTAGCCGTATTCAACGGCTACTACCTTAAAAATCTCATATAAGGAGAAACAGATCATGAGAAACTTTAATAGCCAACTCAAAAGCCTAATAACAGGCGCTATGATTGCTAGTGTCGGAGGCTTCGTTTATGTGACGGCTGCTGACGGTACTGCAAAAGCTGCGCTGACTGATAAAGACGGCGCTTCGATCTCTAACCCACTGGCACTAACCAACGGATCATTCGATTTCTATGTAGCGGATACTATCACTACAGTAGACTTGTATATCCAATCTCCAACTGGTCACTTCATTGTTGCCAAAGGTGTTAAATCTTCTGGTAACAGCAGCATCTTTGTGGATAACGGTTCGGCTCACACCACTGTTGTTATTCCGTTTAATATTGCGGATACGACAGCAGCAGTGGAAACATCGTGCGGGTTCACCTGTATCGGTGCGGTTCAGCCCAATGTCGCCGTGGATGTCGTAACCGTTGATGCTACAGAAACCATCGATGTCGGTACAGATAGTACGGATAGTGGTGATGCAAACGGCTTCTTAGCCCTTGCTGACGTAGATGTCGCCGGGTACATCAAGGGAAGTGTTTTAGCTACGGATGCCACTCTCGGCGCCAAGCTTTTCGTCCTTGATAGTGCAAATGCCGGAGATGATGCGCCTGAGCAGGATACCAGCCAAATAGGCAAGGAGATCACTTACACCTTGACCGCTGGCTCTGATACCGCTGCTGGTTTCATCATACTTCCGATGCAGTTGCCAGTATCTAGCCTTTAAGATAAAGTATACGAGCAAGCTGGCATGTGCTGGCTTGCTCAACACTTATCAAAAAGGAAAAAACTATGCCCAGTAATAAAGAAAAAATGCTTCTAGTCGTTGATAGCAGCGTCACAGAAGAAGTCACAGAACGTACACACGAAATCATTGTTGGTGGCGAATTAATCCCTGTCACATTCAAACACGGCGAAGATACTATTCTCCCATTCGAACAAGGCGTCAAGTTTATGTCGGATGGATTTACAGTTACCGAATGTGATGGTTTAGAACTCGCACTTCCTGCCGTTGCATCTGATAATGTCGCGGCTCAAATCAGCTCTGATGAATGTATTGCCAAATATACAGAGCTTAATATTAATTCTCTGAAATTGAGGGCTGCACAAAAAGAAGGTGGAGAGATTTATCTTGATGCCGATGATGCTGATCGAGAAGATATCATTGCCTTTATTGTTGGTGATGCCCCTGTCGCGGAAAGCGAAGATGCACCCTTGGAAGAGGACTCCTTGATAGATGAAGACGAATTCGAAGTCGATCCTGATCCAGATACTCCTGAAAAAATGTCACATGCTATTGTTCAGCATTTCGGTCATGGAAACGCAAATATCGCGTTTCGTATACTCGGAGAGCGTGGAGATGGTGTAGCTGTCTATGGCGTTATTATTGGAACCGAAGTCGGTGCAAAGGAAGAGCTAATCGTACAAGGAACACTTCTTGAGCTTAACGAAGCCGTTCTCAAAGGAATCAGTGCTGATCGATACAATTCTGATACTGCCGCTGTTCAACATGTTGATCCTGCTGCTCCAGAAGAGGCTTCTGATGAAGAAAAGAATTCTCTTGGTGGTAGCGGTGCATTGGAAAACCCTGACGACAAAGACGGAGATGGCGTCGATGATGCCTTACAGGCCAGAATTGCCGCTGTTATGACGTTCTTTGGTGGAAAAGACCTGAGACCTGTTGATACAGAAGCCAATGGAGCGACAATATTTGAAGTCGTAACAGAAACGCCTGAAAAGAATGTACATGGTAGCCTGCACGATCTCGAGATCATGATGGAACAGCGTCAGGAACAGGTCAAAGAGCCAGAAGAGCCTGCGCCTGAAACAGAACCATCTTCCGTTTCAGAAGAGAAACCAAATCCTGAAACCAGCACTGGTGAAGGTAGTGATGAAGATAAGGCCACTCCAGTCACGTAAAAGATAGAAAGAAAATGCATTGCCATTCGTACAAAGCGCCAAAATTGTTGCAGAGAACGCCCTTAGTACTATAGGGGCTTTCGCTGCTTCTCAATCATCGCCCGATCCAGGAGAGATGAATAAGACTTTGCGCTGGCTGGAAATGCTTTTGAATTATCAATCAGGAATCCGCCCTCTCGCGGGTTTCTGGCAAGTATTTGATATCCCTATCGAGGCTAATGTCGGTGATTATGATATGGCCGATTATGCCGAGGAACGAGGGGTCTGCCATGTTTTTAGCGCTTCTCTGGTTGATATAAATGGTGATGTAGACCCGATTGATTTTCAGTACGAAAGTACTGCGGTTCAAGAAAATCTCAAAGACACAGGACGCCCCAGCCGCGCTACGGTCACAAAAGACCGAGATATGGTGCTAAAGGTATATCCTCTTCCAACACAGACAGAAGAAGATGCTGGTCTTGTTATTCGTGTAAGAGTTCAGACCTATCACGAAACCATCGATCCAAGCACCGTTGCTGATGAAGATATAAGGCTGAGACCATCATGGTATCTTTGGCTGACAAAGCGTCTCGCTTATGAAATCGGTTGTGGTCCAGTACGCAGGCTTTCAGAAGGTGAATTGAAACGGCTTTCAGATGATGCCGGAATGCTTGAGGACTCTCTTATAGCTAGAGATGGTCAATACGCATCGCCTTCACCACCAGTTACCGATCCTGTGCCGATGAGTATTGATTACTTTCCCGGTGATTATGACGGATACAGATCAGTGAACAGATCACGGGGGAGATACTAATGCCTACAAGAGTTAAGATTTCAGATTTTGGTATTGTTCAGAAAGCGCTAGGTTTGGCTGCTGTCACGTTTTATACCGTGAATGCTGATGGAACAAATAGTGGTGTTAAATCCACGCTTTATTCTGCATCATCTGGAACAGCAGAAATATCTAATCCTCAAACACTTGATGTGAACGGGCAGTTAGAACAGGATACTTATGTCGAAAGCACAATTATAGCCGCGATAACAGGCATAAATGACAGGACAGAGCGTTCACTGAAAAAAATCAGGCAGAACCCTGATGAATACAAACTCCCGCATACATCGTCCGAATACAATTCTCAATCATCGGCTACATCTGATACATCGGCTGTGGCAGCAGCGGCCTCTGCAACAGCAAGCGAAGCAGCGGCATTGGCGTCTGAGACGGCTGCGTCAGCATCGGAATCTGCGGCTTCTGCGAGTGCTGCCGCATTAACAGCCGCCACGAAGTGGACTTATAACGCAACAACTGGAATGGCTGATCCCGGAGCTGGTCTATTTAGATTGAACAATGCTACTGCGGCTAGTGTTACGGCTATTGCTATTGATGATATAACCGCACAAACAGGAAGCCCAAACGTTGCGGATTGGCTTGCTACATGGGGTGATAGCACCAACGCCAACAAAGGAACACTTAGGCTAACCAAATCAGATGATGCTTCTATCTTTGCAATTTATAGCATGACTGTCTTAACTGATAATGTCGTATGTGTACAGATCGCTGTAACTTATCTCAGTGGTTCAGGATCATTCACTGCCGCAGATGATGTGTTTATCAGCTTTTTAAGATCAGGTGATGCCGGTGATCTCATCGGCGCGAACAATTTGAGTGATGTTGCCAGTGCTTCAACATCAGCAACAAATCTCGGACTTGGTACAACAGCCACCGTACAACTAGCCGCACTTTCTCTGGGCGCAGCTCTTTCTG